TCATTCATGGAGGCGTATAACCCGTTTCGGGTGAAGGGGGCGCTCTCGACGCCGGCGCTCGCGCCGATCGGGGCGGCGGCCAACCGCGACTTCTTCCGCGAAGATTACATCGTGAGCCCGTACGAGGAAGGCAAGAAGCTGGAGCTGCGCGAAGGGACGGAATACGCCTCGCCGGCCGGGCAGGTGTTGCAACGGGTGTTTCAAGTCGATGCGCGCAAGATGGATTACCTGACGCGCAACCTGTTCGGCGGTTTCGGGCGGTTGGGTATGTCGGCAAGCCGGCGGGCGGCGGGCGACAAGTCGAGCCAGAGCCGAAGCCTGTTGATGGAGCTTTCGGGGCTGGGGACGCGGCCGCCGGCCTTCGGCGCGCGGGATGTACAGTGGGTGAAGCGGTGGGCCGAGCGGAACGGAGAGACGCAATCGAAGCCGGTGCGGGCGCTTGACGCGCTCGAATCGCGCTACTACGAGGCGGACAACCCGCAGGAGGCGGCGCGGGCGCGGAAGCGGCTGATCGAGACGGCGAAGACGCTCCGCACGCGGATCGAAGAGAACCAGTCCCGGCAATCTTCCCAGCAATCACAGCAGAGCCCATGACCCTTCCGACGCGCGCGGCCGACCAGCAGCAGACGCCGCAGAAGCACCCGGACCTGCTCTCCGAGCGGGAGCGCACGGCGCTGTGGGGCAAGCTGACGGACCTGCAACGAGCGTGGGTGCAGGAGTACCTGACGAACGGGTACAACCAGGCGCAGGCCGCGCGCGACGCGGGGTACAAGTGTTCGACGGACGCGGGCTTTGCGCAGCAGGGGCACGAAAACCGCAACAAGCCGAAAATCGCGGCGCTCGTGGAGGATGCGTTTGCGCAGCGCATTTCGGGGGCGGAGCTGGAGACGTATCTGGAGGACCTCGCGCAGGCGTCGATGGCCGATTTTCTGAGGGTTGACGAGGAAGGAGGTATGCACCTCGACTTCGCAAAGGCCCAGCAGCGCGGCGTGCTCGACGCCATCAAGAGCGTGGACGTGAACGCGCAGGGCGAGGTGACCAACGTGGAGCTGTACTCCCGCAAGCAGGCGAGCGCGGACGTGCTCAAGAAACGCGGCGAGTGGGAGGGCAGCGGCGCCGATGCGGAGCCGGACACGCAGGTGGATGTGTTCGCGGACATCAACGAGGCGCTCATTCTCGCCGACGACCCGGACAGCTCGCAGGAAACACGGTGATCGGCAGCCCCGCCCTACCATGACACCCGCAGAGTACCTTGAAGAAAACACCCGTCGCCGCGCCGCGCTGCAGGAGGAGTACGACCCCATTCGCGGGATCGGCTCGCCGCTGGAGCGCTTCGAGCTGGTCGTGTCCGACGACGTCGGGAGCGTGTGGCTACCGGAGGCCATGCGCTCCCACGGCGGCGTCGAGCGGGCGCTGGAGGCGGGGAGCCTCGCCGCCTATGCGAAGGCGCGGGATGCGGGGCTGGACGAAACGATGCGCGCGCTGTGGCGCGTGCGCATGAAAGAGGACTTCGAGTTCTGGTGCCGTTCGGTGGCGCGGATCGAGAACAAGGAGGGCGAGGTGGTGCCGTTCGTGCTGAACCGGCCGCAGCGCCTCTATGTGAAGACGCTCGAAAAGCAGCGGCTGGCCGGCGAGCCGGTGCGCGCGATCGTGCTGAAGCACCGGCAGTGGGGATGCACGACGCTGTCGTACACGTACATCGCGTGGCACCAGATCGAGCGGCACCGCCGGCGCGACGCGTGGTTCGTGGGGCTCGACCAGGACGGCGCGCGCGACGTGCTCTCCCGCTACGACCTGATCCGCGAGCACTACCCGGCGCCGCTTCACATGCGTCCGCACGCCGGGATGCAGAACACGCGTAAAATCCCGGAGCGGGAGTGCACGCTGTCGGTCGGCACGGTGCAACGCCCGAACGCGCCGTCGGGCCGCACGCCGCAGTTCGCGCACATGTTCGAGGTGGGCAAGTGGCCGTCGAACCAGCGCGTGAGCGCCGGGCGGGTCATGCAGAACATGGACTCGATGCTCGTGGAGGAGGAAGGCACGGTGGGGATCATCGAATCGACGGCGCAGGGCGAAACGGGCGTGTACTTCAAGGAGCTCTGCGACGAGGTGCGCAGCTCGTCGGGGGACGAAGGGTACGAGTTCCTGTTCGTGGGCGTGTTCGACGACCCGCAGTATCAACGCGCGCTCGACGACTACGGGGCGGAGGCGGTGGAGGCGTTCACCGCAAGCTTCAGCGAGTTTCACGCGTGGATGTGGGACTGGGGCGCGACCCTGGAGCAAATCAACTGGTGGCGCCACCAGGAGCGGAAGCCCGGGTACGTCACGAAGCCGTGGATGCTGCTCGAAGAATTCCCGATCGTCGCCGAGCACGCGTTCCAGGCGGGGCTGAAGCGCGTGTTTCCGGCGCGCTACGTGGAGGCGCTGAAGGCCAGCTGCGAGTCGCCGTCGGCGCGCGGGCAGCTCGTTGCCGACGCGCAGGAAGGGACCGAGGCGGCGCTCGCGGGCATCTCGTTCGAACCGGCGCGCGGGGGGTCGCGCCAAGGCGCGCCGCTGTCGGTGTGGCGGCGGCCCGGCGCGGATTACGGCCACGGGCGCCTGAAGCACCTGCGCAAGCAGCGCGGGATCGGCGAGGACGCCCGCGTGCGGCATCGTTATTGCGCGGCCAGCGACGTGGGGCCGGGCCTGTCGGAGGACGCCTCCTACAGCGTGACGGCCGTGCTGGACCGCGCGCCGTTGCTCTGGGGCGCGCCGCCGGAAATCGTCGCGGAGTGGCGCGGGCACGAGGACGTCGACCGCTACGCCTGGGCGGCGGCGCGGCTGGCGAAGTGGTACGACGAGGCGTTCTGGGCGATCGAGACGAACAGCCTGTACAATACGGGGCGCACGCCGGAGAGCCGCGAGCCGGACTTCGGGATGACGGTGTTGCACGAGATCATGCCGCATTATGGCAACCTGTACCACCGCGAGCCGCCGGACGACACGAGGGAGCGGCACCGGACGAAGGCAGGGTGGTACACCACCAAGAAGACGAAGCAGCTCATCATCAGCGCGCTCACGCGGGCGCAGCGGGCGGCGCTCGAATTCGGCGAGGGCGAGATCCCCGAAGAGGTGTATGCCGACCGCTCGTACATCGAGCGCGAGCAGGGCGCGTGCCAGGAGATGGACACGTACCTGCACGTCAAGGGCCGGATGCAGGCCGCCGACGGAAAGCAGGACGACCGCGTGATCGTGCGGGGGTTGCTTTTGCACCTCTCGGGCGAAATGCCGGCGCCGAGCCTGCCGCGGAAGCGTCGGAAGCGCCGCCGGCCGTCGTCGGCCGCGGCGATTTGACATGATCCCTTTACGGAATGTGGCCGCCCGGCCCGTTTCGTTTTCGGCGGCTCGTCTGTTGGTGGCAGGCGGGCCGCTCGTGTATGCAATGGAAAACCCCAACACCAGCGCCGAGCCAAGGCAGGGTGTTGGGGTCTCCCAGACCGACCGGAGGGCCGGTAAATCAAAAGCGAGGCTCGGCGCTTTTGCGCTTCTTTCCGAAAGCGCAACCTCATTGACCGCCAAGGCGCTCGTTGGTTTAGATTTCAGATTTGAAAGATTTCAACGGGTGTTTTGAAATCTTCGGCGGTTTTGCGGCGGTTTCTACGTGGTTTCTACGTGGTTTCTACGTTGCTGCAGATAAGGCACCGACATAGCCGAAGCAAAAGACAATTCTGTCGTGTTTCTGTCGTGTGCTGTCTTCTTTTGTCTCGTTGCTGAGGTGATTTCAGGTGATTTCAGGTGATTTCGAGGGGGTTTCCATGGGGTTTCCATGGGGTTTCCGGAGGTTTTTTGCGGCGCGATGTCAAGCAGGCGCGGCGCGGCTACCTGATTTCCGTCCCTGACAGGGCCGCACGCTGGCACTTCAGGCGCGCACATGTTATACAAGGGGGTGACACCGAATTGTCATCCCTGTGGACTCAACGCGCCCGCCCGCCGTGGTCGCCGTCGCCCGAGGCCGACGTCAACGCCGCCGCCGCCGCTCCCGTCGTGGGGCGCGCGGAAAGGCGGGCCGCTTGCCCGTGACAGACGAAAGCACGGAAGCGCTTGAGGCCGGGCACATGGCGTGGAACGCCCTTGCCGAAGAGCGGGACGCCCGCAGCCGGGCCCGCGACTACTACTGGGGCGACCAGTGGCGCGACACCATTACCGACGAGCAGGGGAATGAAGTCACGGAGGAGCAGTACATCAAGGAGCAGGGGCGCATCCCGTGGCGGATGAACCAGATCAAGCCGACGGTGCGCAACCTGAAGGGGCAGCTGCGCCAGAACGAAAGCGACCGGCAGGCCTTCGCGGTCAACCGGAGCGACAACCAGGCGGCCGAAATGATGACGGTCGCGCTGCGGCAGGTGCGCCGCCTGAACGAAATGAAGGCGCTGGAGGCCGACGGTTTCCAGGAGCACATCATTGGCGGGAAGGCGGCTTTTCGCCTCGGCTACGGGTGGCGCGCGAAGGAGGACCGTTCCGACGTGTTGATCCAGCAGGTGCACCCGAATCGCATTTTCTACAACAGCGACCTGTCGGACCGTCGCTTGATGGACTTGCGCCTCGTGGGGCAGGTGCACGATCTCGCGATTGAGGAGGTGATCCAGTCGTTCGCGCCGCACGACCGGGAGCGCGCGGACGCGGTGCGCAAGGTGTACGGCGGGAAAGAGACGTACGGCGGCTACGCCGGCGGGATGGACACGTCCGAGGGCTTTCTCGGCGCGGACAGCATCGGCTTCTTCTCGCCGATGCGGGCGGACATGTGCCGCGTGATCGAGGTGTGGCGCAAGGAAGGGCGATGGAAGACGTTTGCGCACGACCCGGCGACGGGGCGGCGCTCGGAGGTGGACCTCGGCGAGGGAGCGCGCCGGCGCGAGAACCGGATGCGCCAGCAGCGGGGGTTGCCGCCGATCCGCTTCAATGACCGATACGAAGAAACGTGGGTCGGCTACTTCCTCACGCCGGAGGGACACGTGCTCTGGCGCGGCGAGACGCCCTACGGGCACCAGGAAAGCCCGTTCGTGCTGGGATTTGCCGACTTCATCGACGGGCAGGCTAAAGGGATCGTCGATGACCTGATCGACCAGCAACGGCTGTACAACCGGATGATCTCGGTGGTGGACCTGTCGATGTCATCGGCGGCACGGGGCGTTCTGATGATCCCCAAGGAGATGGTCCCGCAGGACATGACTCCCGAGGAGTTTGCCGACGAGTACACGAAGGTCAACGGCGTGATCGTGTACTCGGCGAAGCAGGGCGGGCAGGCCATGGACTCGGGGTTCAAGCCGGAACAGGTGTACTCCAACTCGATCCCGCAGGGCGCTTTCGAGTGGCTCGGGCAGATGAAGAAGGGCATTCAAGAGGTGAGCGGCGTGACGGGGGCGGTGATGGGCGAAACGCCCAGCAGCGGGACGCCGGCGGCCCTCTACAAGCAGCAGATCTTGCAGGGCAACACGACCAACATCGACTTCTTCGAGACCTATCTGGAGACGCTGCGCAAGGTCGACCTGAAGGCGCTCTCGCTGGCGACCCAGTTCTACGGGCCGGAGCGGTCGCTGCGCACGGATGATGGGCGCGTGTATCAGTTCGACCCGACGGCGGCGCGGGACTTGGAATACGACGTCGCGGTCGCCAACGTCGCGGACACGGCGGTGTACCGACAGCTTTACGAGCAGGACCTGAAGGAGCTGCTGCAAAGCCAGCGGCTGACGTTCAGCCAGTACCTGCAAATGAGCAGCCACCCGAAGGCGGAGAGCCTGATGAAGCTGATCGAGCGCACGAACCCGATCATCCAGCAAGCCGGCGGAGAAGCGGCCGCGGCCGGCGGCGGGGCTCCAGCCGCGCGGCCACAACCACGCGGGCAGGGCAAGGAGCGCCCCCAGCCGCGCGGCGCGTCCCCGGAAGGAGCGCCCTCGGCGGGCGGGCAGGGGCCGCAGGCGATCATGCAGGAGGTCGCCGAGCGCGCGGAGGCGGGCGACCGCGACGCGAAGGCGCTGATGGCGCAGGCGGCGTAGCCCAACCGGGATCCGACTTGACATAGAAAAGCCGCTCCAGGAGCGATCTCTGGCAGGAGGACTCCCGGAGCGGCCTCGACGCACACAGCCAACCGATTCCTCGAAGGAACCAGACGTTCGGCCATGAGCACTTCTGAAGATCAACCGTCCACGCCGGAAATGCAACCGGAATCTTCGCCGCGTGGCGACGGCGACGCCCCGGCGCAGGACACGTCCGACGCGATTGCCGACGGGCTTTTCGGCGCCGGCGAAGCGACGGGGGAGCAGCCCGAGCACGAAAGCGAAGCCCAGCAGCCCGAGCAGACGCCGTCCGCGCGCGAGGCGGCGTTTGCCGAACAAAACGCGGCTCCCGTGGGCACGGACGACGATTTGCTCGGCGCGCTTCTGGACACGGGCCCGCCCGAGGCCGAATCCGGCGAGGCCGAAGACCAGCAGCCGACCGCCGATGACGAGCAGGCGCGAGCCGCCCGCAACGGAGAAGCCGACGCGGAAGAAACGGAAGGAGGCGACCCCGCCGAGGAGGAAGCGGCGACCGAAGAGCAGCAAAGGGAAGGCGACGCGGGCGAGGCCTCCGAAGAGCCCGCGCGGCAGGTAGACGACGAGACGTTGCAGGCCCTCGGCGAGAAGACGGGCGGGCAGTACGACAGCCTCGACGACGTGGCCGAGCGCGTGAACCGGCTCCAGACCGAGCGTGACGGCTTCCACGAGTTGGGCGCGCTGATGGAAGAGCGGCCCGATGTGGGCCGCTACATCGAAGCGCGGCTGGAAGGCAGCAGCCCACAGGAGGCGGCCATGGCGGCTGCCGACGGGCTCACGAGTGAGGCGCCGGACCCCGACATCGACCCGGAGGGCTACGCCGAATACAAGGCCGAGCAGGCGCGAAAGGAGGAGCGCTCGAAGCACAGCGAAGAGGCCGCGCAGCAGCGCCAGAAGCGCCAGAAACAGATGCGACGGCAGGTGCAGCGTGATTTTCAAGCCTTCGTCGATCGGCACGACATGGACGACGAGCAGGCCGAGGACTTCGGCGAGACGTTCTCGGAAGTCGTGCAGGGGGATCCGAAGCGCGGGCAGACGCGCTCGGACATGTTCGACATCGTGTACCGGGGCCTTCCCGACAACTACGAGTCGGCCATCGAGGAAGCGCGCGAGGAAGGCCGCGTGGAAGGCCGGAACGAGGTGCTCGAAGAGCAGCGCCGCAACCCGAACGGGCGCGGGCAGAGCGCGCCCGCCGGCGGGAACAGCGGCGGCGACGGCGTGCCGCTTCTGATCGGGCGCGGCGGCGAGCCGCAACCGCAAGAGGGTGGCACAGGCGGCCATGGGGCGGGGCAGAACGGCGACCTGCTGAGCGCGCTCTTTCAGCCGACGAACTAACGTTTTTCGCAATCGCCACGGCACCCGA